CTTAGCCTCCTCTATATCTGCTTGTAAGGCAAACCACATTCCTATAAGGGTAGATAACCCCACCCCTATAGCAATAAGTGTTTTTATACTAATTTCAAATTTACTGTCTTCGCTTAATTCACTCATAGTTTTTTAGTTTTTTGAATAGTATATACTATCGTGCAGATTAGAAGTATAATTTTTAACCATACCTCAACCTCAGTTAATGATACTAGAAAAGCCATTGAGTTTATAAGGTATATCTTCATATCTGCAAAATCCATAGCTTTATTCTTTATCTTCTTTTATTTCTTCGTAAGACCCATCTTTTAAATTAATGTTTATCTTACCATATTCTTCTTCAAGTTTTTGCTTAAACTCAATGTTTGGTTTTTGCACCTGACCAAAAGCATTACATAGTCCAAAAGCCTGTAAGACTAATGTGCCAATATCGTGTTTAATGGCTGCAAATTTTTGTTCATCTTGATTTAACTGATCTAGTTCTTCTTTACTAATTTTTGACATTTTATTAAATTTATAGTTATATTACAAATATATTAAATTAATCCCAGTCAGGACGTAATGTTTCGTCTATAGGATTCTTTTTTAGTTCTATTTGATTATCTAAACTTTCTTTCATACTGTCAACGTCTAGTCCAGTTTCTAACCATCCTACCACATCTTCTTTAGTTAAGTCAGCATATTCTATAAATGGTTCTTCAGGATTGTATTGTACACCTAAAGTACCTATTGAACTTGCTGATACAGGTTCTTCTGAATCATCTTGACCTATAAAAGTATAGTGTACTGTATAGATTACATTGTCTAAGTCGTCTTCGTGGATTTTAGCATCTAATGCGTTTATTCTCCAATTGTAAGTATTTGCCATATTTATTTATTTATTTAAGGTTGACCACATAATATGTTTGTTATTGCTCCTGATGAATTTACTGTCATAGACATTTGATATGAACTGTCTATACATCTTGTTGTTGCTTCGCTTGAACCCACTTGATAGTAAGTTCCTGCTGCTAATGTTGTTGTTAATGCTGTATCTGTATATATTACATCTCCATTTGACAAATCTATAGCATTTCCAATACTTGAATCATAATAATAATCAGAAAAGTTAGGATAAGTTTGCCATACATCTGTCAAAACACCGACATAAGTAATTCCATAAAACTCAGAATAGCTATGAGGAGCAGATTGGTCTACACCAGCACCTTCATATATCTTTACTAAAGAACCTGCTTGTGGAGTAGAACTACTACCAGACAAAGGTGCTTCAGCATTAGAGCTTCTACCTGCTTCTGTGTTTATTTGACTTGCCTTTATTTCTCCTGAACTTGGTAACGACATTATTTTATTTGTTTTTTAAGTTCTTCTACTTCTGACTTTAATTCTTTTATTGCTTCAATTAATATACCTGTTATGTTTCCATAAGCTACAGATTTCATTCCTTTATCATCTTCTCTTACTACTTCAGGCAATATCTTTTCTATTTCTTGTGCTATAACACCAATAGATTTTTTGTCTTCTCCTATTTTATTAAATTCAACACCTCTTAGTTGATTCACTTTTTCTAAAGAATTGTCTATTGTTTTTATATTTTCTTTTACTCTTTTATCTGAATAAGCTATAACATCACCAGTAGCTCTAATAGTACCATCTACGTCTAATTTATAAGAAGGGGTTGTATCTCCGATTCCTACGTCCCCTCCAAATTCAAGAGTTAAAGCATTAGTGTATGAGCCTCCATTGCTTGTCCCATATCCAAACGCTAAATTATTATTTCCTGATTTATACATATTCCAGTCACCATATCCACTTGCTTGATTATCAAAAAGCAGCCAAGTATAATCGCTTGAATTACTTTGTGAACTTGACAGTACTAATTTACCGTTTGCAGGAGTAGTCGTTCCAATTCCTACGTTTCCAGAGTCTTGGTCAATAACAAAACGATATGTTCCTAAAGTGTCATCATAAATAATAAACCCAGCCAAATCGCTACCTATTGTAAACCCGTGATTTCCTGCTCGTCCACCATCAAGTTTCATATATGCGTCATTAACTCCATACACTTCTAACTGTCTATCAGGGTCATCAGTTCCAATTCCTACGTTTCCAGAACTGTCTATACGCATTCTTTCTATATTGTTAGTACCAAACCTTAAATTGTTGTTTGTATATTGCCAAATATCAAAATTACCATTTGAATTATTATATTCAACCCAAGATTTGAATGTAGTACCTTGAACAAAAGCTAAAGTTTCAGAGCCACTTGAGTTTGCATTGTTTATTCTTATTCTATGAGTTGTTGCACTATTTCCTGCAACTTCTAAAGCATCATTAGGTGCGCCCCCTATTCCTACATTTCCTGAACTGTCTATTACTAAATTATTTGTCCAAGTAATTTCAGAATCTGCATCTCCTGTTCCTGCGTTTTGAAAACTAGTTACATCATCATTAAAAAATATTCTACTAGTTGCGTGTGCCGAAATTCTTTGTTCTGCATTAGCAGTTGTAAACTTAAAGTTAGTACCAATCATTCCATCAGGATTGGTGTTATTTGCTCGACCTGCCATACTTAAACTCCCAAATTGGAAATTTCTCCAAGTACCACTAGAATTTTCTGGAACTGCATTAAAACCAAAGTTTCCAGAACTGTCTATACGCATTCTTTCGTTAGCTCCACCAGTATAAAACAACATAGAATCAAGACTATGGCTATATCTTAAAAAACCTCTATAAGCTTCATCTCCAGTTGTTCCATCTGCAAAATATAAAGTACCATTTCCACTTGTATTAGTATAAATAGTAATTCCTTGAGAAACTGTACCATCACCTACAACTAATTTATTACCATTACTTACAAAAGATGAAGGCGAATCAGTTCCTATTCCTACATTTCCTGAACTGTCTATACGCATTATTTCTGTGTTACCACCAGTTGAAAATAACATATTTTCTTGTGACCTTATAGCAAAATCATTTACAGCGCTTCCTGCTATCATATCTCCTGCAGTAGTTGCAACTTGTAATCCTGCTTTAAAAGTTCCTGCATTATCAAATCTCAATCTTACATCATCATCATTATCAATATCAATTCCACCGCCATTAACAGTTATCATACCTGCAAAAGTTGAGTCTCCATCAACAGTTAAATCTCCTGTAGCATTAATATTTCCTCCATAAAGTGTAACTGCTTGAATTGAACCTGTACTTATTACATTACCAGATGCATTAATTTTAAACTTAGAAGTACTTCCTAATAAGAAATCTGCTATATAATCATTTGGTGTATTATCACAAACAACTTTTAAACCATTATGTGAACTTGTAGCTGTGTTTACAAGATGAACAAATGGCAAATTTGCCGTAGAAGCACCCTTAACAGTAAGAACTTGACTATTACCTATCTTTTCACCAACAACAAGATTACCAACAACTGTTGCATCTTCTAAAAACTTAGCGTCTCCATTAATAAACAATTCATCTGCTGTTGAATCCCACTTTATATAACCATCATCATCAACACTATTACCAAAATAAACTGACACATTATCAGCCATTTGAATTGACCTACCATAAACTACTCTTGATTCGCTACCATCTACTCTAAAATATTCTACAATATCTCCAGAGCCATTATCATTCTTAAATATTATATCACCATCGTCTGTAGTTTGTTCGATAATTAAATTACCTGTTCCATTTTGAACATAACCATCTGTTCCATCGTGATATATTTCTAAGTCAGAATCAGTACCATAATTCACTTTCTGACCATCTGCCATTATAATGTCATTAGCACCAGATGTGTTGCCATTAGCTAATATCTCAGATAATGTACTGCTTATTTGTAAAGAATCTACATAAGCTGTTGTAGCCACCTTAGTTGAATTATCTAATGCTGATTGAGTAGTAGCTACTGAACCATCTGGTAATGTAACCCCTGCAGTTGGAAAACTTAAAGTAATATTTTGATTACTTCCTGTGGTTATTATTTGGTTTGTTGTTCCTAAAACTTGTAATTCTTGAGTATTTAGGTTTACTGCTCCATTTCCATTATTTGTAGAAAAATCTAAATCAGAAGCATTATCTAAACTTTTTACATAAGCTGTTGTCGCTACTTTAGTTGAATTATCATCTGCACTTTGAGTGGTTGCGGTAACTCCATCTGCTAATACAGAAGTTGCTGTTACATTACCTGTAATATTTCCTGTAACATTACCTTCTAAATTAGCAACTAAACTAGCTACTGCATATCCTGTTCCGCTTGTATTTACTGTTGTAGTAGGTTCAACTTCTAATCCTTTAAATAATCTATATTTACCTGTTAGAGCTTCCCTAAATAATCCTGAGTATAGTGTAGTACCTGAAGGAGTATATTTGCCATAAAAACCTATATCAACTGCATCTGTAGAAGTGTTGTTATTTGCCAGTACAATTAAAGGGTCTTTTACTGTTAATGTATCTGTTCCTACTGTTGTAGTGCTTCCTTCAACTACTAAGTTTCCAATTACTGTTAAATTGCTACCTATTTTAGCGTCTCCATAAACGTGAAGATTTAATCCTGATTCAGGTGTTACCCCTATTCCTATTTGTGTCGTTGATATATATAATGGAGTAAGGTTTCCAAGTCCGTCTGTGATCTGTTTTGCTGTTGTTCCTATTGCATCATTGTCAATCGACTTTAATAACGCATCATAAGTATTTTTTATTTTCGTGCTTGTTAATGTAGCCATTATTGCTTTTTAAATAAGTTAATAATTTTTTTACGTTCCCCTCTTTAGGTTTGTAAATCTTCTTTATAATACCCATCCGTTAAATGTTGCATCTTTATCAGGATTTATATCCTCATTAGTATTACTTGTATATTCAGGAAATAAGTTTTGATTGTTAGCCATATAATCTATAAATCTTCTTGTATAGTATTCTGCAAACTCTCTTTCTTTATTTACTAAATAATCTACTTCATTCTTAGATACTGTCTCACTATTTTCAGATGAGTGTTTAAATACTCCTCCATTCTTAACCTGGTAAGCTGCAAATGGCAAATAATCTACCATAGCAAAATGAATTAGCATAGGTTGGATATAAGTATTTACTAAACTTAGATAGTCACCTGTTAAAGTATCTGCTATAATATCACTACTGATCTTATTATATAAATCACTTCCAAGATAATTCCTAACGTGAATCTGTTGAGCTATTTTAATAAACTGAATAAATTTATCTACATCGACATTACCATCTATTATGGTATTTCTTTTAATGTCTATTGGTTTTATGAATAATGCTGTTGCCATATCTTATTTATTATAACTTGGGTGATGTCCTTCATTAGGCATATCTTTTGGAGCTATCTTTGCCTTTTTATGTCCTGCAGGAGTTGGTTGATATGATTTAGGAATATTATCTACCTCATCATAGTTTTGTATTGATTTTTTCATTGTCTTAGATTTTAACCTATACAACACTTCACTCCAATAGTGACCACAATTAACTCCTCCTTTATATTTGAATAAATCATAAGATTTTCCTTTATGTCCAAATGACTTATTTACTCCTGCTCTACTAGCCTTATCAATATCTTCTATTCTATAAACTACTTTACGTCTACTTCTATTCATCATAATTCTACAGAATTGTCTTGATTTACCAGAAGAATATTTCTCATTGTATTTATATCTCACTTTATATAAAGACTTGTCTAAGTAGCTAAAGCCTGATTTCTTAGAATCGATACTTTTCTTTTCTAAATTTTCTTTCTTAGATTGTATTAATCTACTTGCCCATTCTTCTTCACTTTCATTGTCATCTTTATATTCTCTTGCATCTACTTCTTCCCATCTATTAGACATTGTCTCACCTCTAAGTTCATCAAGAATAATATCAAACTCCTCATCAGTTAGGTCTTCCTTAGATAACTTAACACCAGTTTCTTCCTCTTTAGTTTCTTCATCCTCTACATTATCTAATTCTGTAAATTCTAAAGGTTGTAAAGTCTTAAAGTATAATTTAAGTGAGATACCATTATAAGCTAAGATTTGGTCAAAGGCATCTATCAAAAGATGTTGAAAAGGTCTGATAACAGTATTGTCCATAAGCGTAGAAGCTGTTTTAAGCTCATCTGCATTGTTTCCTAGCCCTGAGTTATCTTTTATACCTAAAAGCATCGGAGAAACGACCCTATGAGCTACCATTATCTTTTTAGTAGATTCTTCAGACAAAAATTGATACTGATTATGAGCATCACTAAGTTGGACAGGTTCTATACTTGCAGCACTCTCTGCATTATCATTAAAAGCTAATATGAACTTACCTGCATTACTTGACCCACTAAATTTGTTATATATTCTTTGTTCTATAAGTCTTCTTTCCTCTGCATTAGGAGTACCATTGTTAAAGTTAATTAACATTGAAGGACTCATACCATTAAGTATGTTGTTTAAGTGAAAGTTAGATACTTCTTCTTCAAGCTCTGCATATTGTAAACCACCTTGATAATCTACAGGACTATAATAATAATATCCTGATCTGTATGGCTTAACATAAAGTATTTCTATAGCTTCTTTGCTTGTACCAAATGCAGGTATTCTTAAAGGCTTGTCAGAAGGTCTAATCTTTTCCCAGTCTTTCCAATAGTAATATGCTTCAATATCTCCTTTCTCATTACACTTCTCTGCTCTAAGTGTTTCTACAGGCATATGCTCTATCTGAGCAATCTTAGTTCTGTCTTTAGAATAAATTATCTGTATTGCACATTGTCCCATCAATTTTAAGTCATATGCTAATCTTCTTACACTATCATTATCAAATAATGAAATCATTTGTGCATATTGATCTGGTTTTTTACTGGAATTAGTAGCATCTAATCCTTTACCATATATCATAGAAGATACAGCATTTATTATGGCATTGTTAGTTGGACTTCCATTATATCTGTCTATTAGATATTGAAAGTAGTTGTTGTCCTCTCCATAAGAAATCCAATCTCTATTACTAACTTCTTTTATTTTAGGACTTGTGTAAGTGCTTAAATTTACTATTCTTAAATCATTCATATTATTATGTAATCGTTATCGTGAGAAC